GGATGGCCGTTGGCCTCCCGGGCTTCAGGAGTCCAGTAGGCCCAGCGATTCAGCTCCGCGTCCCATCGGATCAGGCGCCCGCCGATGTTGCGGCGCAGGCCGGTGCTGATACCAGCCCACCCGCGGCTGGCGGCGGCCGGTCCGCCCAGGGCGTACATCATCCCGCCCCCGAAGCGGGCCAGGCGCTCCAAGCGCTCTTCCTCAAACCACCAGACGAACACCTCTGGGCCGGCCGCATCCTCGGTGAGGATGTTGAGATGCCCTTCGCCCGGGATGAATAGGCTGACGCTTTCGTGCGTGGAGGGATCTACTGGAAGCCGGAACCAATGCGGATCCCACTCGCGGCCGTCGGTGCTGCGGGCGATCCACCCACCGCCGCGGTAGGATCCGACGTACCAGGCGGAGCCGTCGTGGCACACGCTCCAGGCGCTGTAAGGGAACGGCTCGCCGATTTCGTAGCGCCACCCTGCCAGGGAGGGCTGTGCTGAAGCGACCAGACAGACGGCAAGGATGAATACAGCCAAACGCTTCATGCCTCGAACTCCCGGGCCCAGCGCAGCACTCTGCTGGGGTAACGGGGGTCTCCACCGCCGTTGTACCGGAGCAGAGCGGCGTGCATGTCGCCCCTGGCTCGGCGTAGGCACCAAGCCAGGTGCCGCGCACCGAACTCCAGGCCCACGTCCCACTGGCACAACTCGGTAGGCCAGCCGCGGAACCCGCGCTCCACGGCCGTCGCCCCCATGATCTGGCAAGGTCCCCAGCTCACCCGCTGGGCCCACTCGCGGGTGTCGCGGCTCATGAGCCGCCAGGTGGCCACCGGATGCCGGATGACCTCCCACACCAGCCAGCGGTAGCGTGGTTCGTAGCGGATGGCCCAGGGATTGCCGCCGCTCTCCTGGCAGACCAAGCCAGCCAAGATGTGCGGTGGCAGACCGTGGCGGCGGGCCACTCGCTGGACCAGCGGCCAGTAGGGGCGGACGCGATCAATGGGGCCGCCCCTTTTTCGCAACTCATTGATGGAGCGCGCCATTGAACTTCCCCTCCAGCTTGGCTAAGCGATCCAGCACCCCAGTGATTCTCGTGTGCAGCTTGGCGTCTTCTTCGCAGCGGGCGGCTAGCATCGCCTCGAGGTTCTGGAGGCGTGCCTCCACCCGGCCGCGCCACTTGCCCTCGCCCACCACCTTGGCCAGCAAGGCCACGGTGGGGGCGCCGACCCCCACGACCCAGGAGACGAGGTGCAGGACTTCCACGGCTGCCTCACAGTTCGCGGTAGACCTTGAACTCCACCGGGTTTGCTAGGCGCAGGCGGTAGGTGGTGTCGCCGGCGGTGATGGGAGCCAGATCGCCCTCCTCCAGGCGGCAGACGCCGGGGCGGCCGTCGGTGGTGTAGGAGAAGCTGCCCTGACCGTCGCTGAGGGAGACCTTGACCACGTCGTAGATCGCCCCGCTGTCGTCGCGCACGCTGACGCGGAAGCCGCCGTTGGCGGGCACGAGCTGGGCGTCGGGTTCCGGGCCGGCCCGCAGGGCCACGTTCACCGTGAGGGCGTCGGCGCCGTCGTTCTTGATGCCGGGGGGCGTGTCGCCGTCGCCGCCGGAGAGGCTCACGTGCAGCCAAAGGGTGGGGGTGGGCTGGACACTCAGGCCGGTCACTGCGCCCTGGTCGTCCAGGGTGACGGCGATCTCCTCCAGCCCGGCCTGGTCCAGCTCCGTGGCCAGCGCGGGGTCGGAGACGTAGTGGGCCACCAGCTCGGCCGGCTCCAGGTCGTGGTTGCGGGCGGTGGCGGCGATGGCGCGCTCGGTGGCCTGGGGCTCGTCCGGCCAGGCGGTGAGCCGGGCCAGGACCTGGGCGTCGCTCTTGCGTATGATCAGCAGCATGTCTGCCTCCTAACTCACCAGTTTCCATTCCTTCACGTAGCCCGAGAGGCGAAAGGTCCCCACTTGATTGTCAAAGACCTTCACCTCCAGGGCGGTGCCGTCACTTTTTATGGTGATGGTCTTCAGATAGATGCCGCCCGAGGCACTTCCCTCGGGCAGGATCGCGTGCCCGCTGGCTTGGCCGGTTGGAATGAACTCGCTCTTGGCCTTGTCCACAGTAGTGGCGAGCGCGATTTCAAAAGTCTTGTCCGTGCCGGAGTTGGTGGTGGTGAAGGTGGCGTTGACCTCTTGAATGCTCCGCACTCCGGCTTGCTCTTCCTTCAACAACACTTCCGCCATGATCGCCTCCTAGCTGGCCAACACGGGCCGGATGCCGAATCGGTGGAGGCAGAACGCCGCGGAGGCGTTGCCGTCCACCGAGACGTCGCGCTTGATCTTGATCTTGATCTCGGAGTAGGCCGTACCCCGCTTGCTGCTGGGCAAGGCCAGATCGCTCAGGTCGGGCTCCCAGCGGGAGCCCGCGGTGCTCGGGGCGGCCAGCGTGACGCTGGCTGTGTGGGTGGGGCTGGCCACCGAGTAGTCGGCCCCGGGCGGCACGACATACCACTCAACGTCCAGCTTCACGTTGCCGCCGCCGTCGGCGTCCATCATGGCGACGACGGCGGGCACCAGGTCCAGGCCGGTGGGCCCGGAGGGCACCCACCCCGACCACACCGCGCCGCTGCTGGAGCCGCTGAAGGCAATGCAGTGGGTGCCGTTCAGCAGTGTGTTGGCTACTCCCGTGTCGGTGTCGTCCGGGGCCCACTTCTCAAAGGCCCCGCCTAGGCCCTGCACCGCGGCCAGGATCTGGTGGTAGTTCCCCTTGGCCGCGGAGAGGCCCGCGGCCTCGATGAGGGAGATCAGGTCCTCCTGCACTCCGTTCAGCCAAGCGGCGTCCACCACAGTGGCGGGGGTGCCGGTCTGGGGGTTGCCGTTGGTGAACAGATTGTCTTGGTGGCCGTCCGCATCGATGCGGTGCATTTTCATCCTCCGTAGGCGAAGAGGCAGTTGGTGTGCGCCGGCTTGGCCCTCTTGATGACGCACTCCAGCTTGTCGTTGCCCCAGCTCTGCACTCTGTCCCCTGCCGCGCCGCTGCCGGCCTTGAAGGGGAAGGTGGTGGTCTCGGGGGCGCTCACCTGCCAGGTGTGCATCCAGCTTGAGTCTCGGGCTGGATCTCCGGCCCGGGAGATCCCGGCCCGGAAGGGCCGAAACTCCTGGATGCTGATCTGGTAGCCGTGGGCTGCGGCCAGCGCCGTGAAATAGGCGCGGCTCTGGCCGGCGGCGGCGGTGAGCTGGGCCACCACCGCGGCCCTGCGGCGATCCAGGTTTTCGCCCACCTCGGAGCAGATGTCCGGCAGGCCGCAGACCCTCTCCCAGTCGGGCAGCAGCTCGAAACTGGTGCGGGGGTCGGCCTCGTCCAGCAGATCGCCGCCGCGCTGGTCCAGGCGGGCCAGGTCCTCTGCCTGGGCGTGGAGCAGCCGGGCCAGGGTGCTGGCCGGATCGCGGGGCCAGATGAGCCCCTGGGGTAGCAGGGCCTGCAAGAGCTGGAGATATGCTTCAGCGGGTCGGGCCATGGCTAGCTCCAGGTGATGCTGCCCATGGTGATGATCTTGCCGGCGCCGGCGGTGACATTTTCCGTGGGGCTGATCAGGGTGTGGTCGTGCTCGCCGGCGGCGATGGAGATGGCCTCGCGGATGTGGCTGATGAGGATGGTTCCCTCGGGCTCACTCTCCCGCTGGATGAGATCGGCCAGCTCGGCCTCCACCGCGGCGCGCACCTCGCTGGTGTCCGGGGTCACCCGGATGTCGAAGTCCAGGGGCGCGGCCTCGGGCGCGAAAACGTACACCTCGGCGGTCACCGGCCGCCGCTCCTCGATGTAGGCGGCCACGGCATCCACGTCCGCCTGGTCGGGGATGGTCCAGCCGCCCTGACCGTCGTCGGCCAGAACGGCCACCCCCACCGTGCCTACCCCCATGCGCTGGGGGTAGCAGTAGGCTTTGGCGATCCCGGGCACCTCCAGGGCCCAGGCCACGTAGTCGTGCTGGGCCCCTCCGGCCGGGGGCTGTTGGATGCGGGCCAGGAGGCGCTGCCGCAGGGCGTCGTCGCTCTCTCGGTCGGCCCCGCCCCCCAGGCCGTCTGCGGTCACGGTCGCGGCCTGGTCCACCCCGGGCAGGTAGCCGACCAAACGCAGCGTGGTGTTGGCTGGCGTGTCGCCGTCTGCCCCACCCTCCACGGCGGAGACGGCCACGACGGCCTCTCCGGCGCTGATGGTGGCCGTCGCCTCGGTGAGGAAGCGGCGGTCGTCGGAGCGGCGCAGCTCCGTGCCGGCCGGGATCGTCGCTCCCTCGCTGCCTGTGAACCGCACCTGCCCCGAGGCCTTGGCGGCCTGCTTCCGCTGGATGCCCCAGATGCCGGCGTGTCGCTCCAGAAACTCGGCCTCGGCGGTGTCGATGATGATCTGCCGGGCCACGCGCTCCAGGTAGCCATAGAGGGTGTGCTGGGCCGCGGCGTGCACCTTGGCCAGCACCCCCAGGTTGCCCCGGCGCAGCTCCACGTCCGCGCCGGGCAGGTGGGCCTGGATGTCGGCCTTGATCCGCTCGTGCAGTTGGCTGAGGCTGGGGCGGCTGAACGGCATCACGACCTCCAGGGATAGTTCAGGGCAACACGCTCGATGCTCCCGTTGGGGAGGGCGAGCACGATCCGCAGGGCCAGGGCACCCTCCCGGGTCCACTCGGCCTCCACCTCCACCGACTCTGCGTGGCCGTCCTCAACCAGCCAGGCCAGGGCCTGCTGGGCGTACTCCCGCGCCCGGTGCAGGGTCTCCCGGGTCTGTTTCTCCCGTTGCAGGAGCCAGAGCTTGGAGCCGTAGCGGTCGTCCTCGGGCAGCAGGCAGTCGCCCCACCAGCCCCGGCGGTCCTGCCCGTCGGGCAGATCGTCGTCGTCTGCCCGGGCATCGCTGAACAGGCTGTGGAGGACGGCCGTGGTGAGCCCCTCCTCGTCTCGGAGGAGTTGGCCCTCGAAGACCAGGTCTCCCCGCATGGCCTGGTTGTCGAAGCTGTGGGCGATGTCCCTCATTGCGCGTCTCCGCAGTTGCGCCGCAGGGGCCAGTTGCCCTGGCTGGAGCCGGAGGCCACCTCGGCGCAGTCCACGTCGAGCAGGGCCACGCGGCGGCCCTCGCTGCCGTGCAGCTCCACCTGTTGCCCCTCCGGCCCCATGAGGACCTGGGGCGTCTCCAGGCTGATGTAGAAGGGAGAGGCCAGGCGCAGCGGCCCCTCGGCGCGGATCTCGATCTCCTCCCCCAGGACGAGCACTGCCCGGTCGCCGGCGCGCAGCCACACGCGATGCTGCCCTCCCTCTTCGCCGCCCTCGGCTGCGGAGTAGAGTGCAGCGTCTCCCTCGCCCAGGTCCTGGGGGCGGTGCCGGCGGTCGTCGGTGGCGATCACGATGCCCAGGGTGCGGTCGCCGCCCGGGAACAAGACCATGCACTCCCCGCCCTCCACGGGCAGGGAGGCGAATCCGAACTGCTGCATCAGGACGAGGTTGTCGCGGGCCTCGCCCCGCAGCAGCTCGGCGGCAAGCGCCGGCAGACCTCCCTCCACCTGCCGGGCTGCCTGGATGAGGCCGCGCCCGATCAGGAGCAGGATGCGCTGCTTCAGGGGGGCGAGCAGTCTGTTGAGCGTCTCTCTCATGGCGCGAAGTCCAGCGGGCTGGTTATCTCCTTGGCCTGGTCCGGCGCCGGTTTGGGGGCGTAGGCCTCCGGCGGCACCAGGGTGAGGCGGCTCTGGGCACCCTCCTCGTCGAGGGAGAACTCCACCCGCTCGATGAGCAGGTCCCGGTCGAGCCCCAGGTAGGAGTCCTCCACCCGGACCAGGCGGTTCGGCTTCCACAGCTCGCCGGGGCCGGGGCCCCAGCCAGCCACGGTGTAGCTCACGCTCTGGGAACGGCCGGCCCGGGTGATGGCCTCCCAGCGGGCGCGGCGCTCAAAAGAGGCGCGGTCGCCCGCCGCCTCCGCCAGGATGATCAGGGGGCGGTGGCGCGCCACTCCGGGATCGCTGGCCTCGCCCTGGGGACTCACGGCCTCCTGGGGGTCGTCGCCGAACAGGCTGTCCGTCACCCCGCCGCTGGTCTGACCCTGGCCCTTGACGATGTAGCGTGAGAAGCGCTCCCGCTCGGAGAGGCGCATCTGGGCCGCTTTGATGTTCTCGCCCAGCCGCAGCACGCCCGGGAGGCGCTTTCGGCCGGCCGCGGCAAACACCAGGCGGCCGTACTCGTCGCTGGTGGCCACCAGCCCGCGCAGGCGCGCCAGGCGGCCCAGCAGGCTGAAGACGGTGTCCCCCTGGCCGTAGGAGACCTGGGGGAAGGGGTCACCCACCTCGTCCTCGGCCAGCACCTCGATGCCAAAGGGCTTGCACAGGCGCTGGGCGATCTCCCGCAGGTTCAGGTCCTGCCACTGGCACTCCTCGCCGAGATGGCAGCAGTCCACCAGGTCGGCGGTCTTGTCCCGCCCCCGGGCGGTGATGGTGTGGCTCTGGGCATCGTAGGAGATGGACAGCTCGTCCAGGTGTCCGGTGATCATCGGCTGGCCGCCCACCTCCACCACGCACGGCGCCCCGCGCTTGATGGCGTGGCGCTGGGGCTGGCCGGGCCAGCGCTCGGAGAGGACCAGGTCGAACGAGCCCGCCACCTGGTCGAGCGAGCGCTGTACGCGGGCCCGCTCCCAGCCGCCGTATCGCGCTCCGCCGATGATCAGGGCCAGGTCAAGCATCGGCCACCACCTCCAGAGGCTCCCCGGCGGGCAGGAAGCCGGGGTGGAACACCTGGGGATTGCGGGCCAGGATGTCGGCCTCGCGGGTGATGTCCTGGTAGCGGTCGTAGGCCAGGACCAGCGCCGGCGTGATGCTTGGCGGCAGCTCCACCTGCACGGTGCGGGGCGCCTGCATCTGGGCGAAGGCCCGCTCCACCGCGACCAGCAGCTCGCGTAGGGCCTCGAAGGCATGGTCGTCGCCGGTCTCGGCTGCCGCCGCCATGAGATCGTCGATGATCTCGATCAGGCGGTCGCGCGCCTGCGTGGCTTCGCGTTGGGAGGCATAGGTCTGGTCCATGGCAGCCTGGATGCCGTGTGTCAGGGCCAGTCGGCGCACGGTCTGCTGGAAGGCCTCCTTGTTGTCGGCCTGGGTCTGGCGCGTGGCCGTGGTGCGGGGCACGGGCTGGGTCTGGAAGCTGCTCAGTTGGACCGCGGCCCCAAACCGGGCACTCGGCGCCAGCCCTTCCAGCGCAGCCATCACCCCTCCCAGGCCGGCGGCAAGGGCCGCTTCGTCCTGGGCCTGGTCCAGGGAGTCCTCGACCCCGCCGAGGGCGGCCGCCACCTGGGCGGCCTCCGAGGCGGTGGCGCCGGCCTGCCTCACCGCCTGCTCCACCGCCGCGATGAGGGCTCCCAGATCCGCCAGGATGGAGTCGCGCAGCCAGGCAGGGCCGGCCAGCCGGAGTGCCTCGGCCAGCAGGCCCCGGAAGGTCTCCTGGTGGGCGGCGGCCATCTCGGCCGCCAACCGGGCGAAGTCCTGGTTGGCCGCAGGGTAGCGGTTCTCCCCCTCCTCCACGAACTCCAGGTCGAAGGCCACCAGCCCCTTGCGCGCCGTGGTGTAGCTGGCGCGGCAGGCGGTGCAGATCACCCGCAGGCTGCCCAGGAGCGGGTGCACCAACAGCCCGGGGCCCGGCCGCTGGCACGCTCTGAGCAGTTGGTTGGCGTCCTCCAGGAAGCGCTCGCCCACCACCACGGCCCGCATGCGGATGCGAGCGGCCTTCTTGCCCAGGTCCTCGCTCATGATGGGGTCGCGCAGGGGGTAGGTGTGGACCGCCACCCGGCGCCCCACCTCGTCGTCGCCCTCCCTCCAGTAGAAGGGCACCCCACGGAAGGATGCGCGGCGGTATTGCTCCCAGCTCCGGGCCATCAGATGAAGCCTCCCGCCATCTGCCAGCCGGTGTAGACCCCGAGGTCTATCTCGGCGTCACCGTCCTGCCGCAGGTCGGTGACTTTCACCGGCTGGTCGGATTCGACCTTCAGGGCGATCAGGCCGGACACCCGCTGTTCTCGGGGCCGGGCTTCACGGGCCAGGCTGGCGGCCCGCTCCAAGGGCTTGCCGCTCGGCGGCCGCTGGATTTGGGCGGCAGCCTCCAGCCTCGTCTTGAGGTTGGCTACGGCGTCGCCCAGCCCCAGCCAACGGGCCACCCCCTGCACCTTGTCCAAGATCCACAGGATGGTGTTGAGAAAGGCCCGCTTGATACCGGCCCACAGGTCCAGGAAGAAGGTCTTCACCTTCTTCCAGTGCTTGATCATCAGGTAGGCGCCCGCAGCCAAGGCCGCGACGCCGGCGATGATCAACCCGATGGGGTTGGCGTTCATGGCCGCGTTGAGCAGCCACTGGGCCGCGGCCCAGGCCTTGGTGGCACCGGCCACCACCCACTGCTTCACCGCCAGGGCCACGGCCACGGCCTTCTGTCGGATCAGGCTCAGCCGAGCCTGAATGGAGGCCCAGGTGAGACCTTTCATGGCCAGCCAGGCATCCTTGGCCGCAAACCAAATCTCCTTCAGGCCGCCCACAACGAAGCTTTTGGCCATCCTTAACAGCTTGAAGGCCGCGACCGCACCCAAGACTCCGCCTGTGAAGGAAAAGGTCGCACTGGTGAGGAGGGGGAATCTCTTTTGCAGGTTGCTGAAGATTCCCAATGCCCACCTGACGGGCGCTATCAGCGCCCTGAGCGCCGGCAGAAGGCTCTCGCCTAGACTCGTGGCCGCGTTGTCGGCCTGGTTGGCAAGGAGCTGGAGCTGGTTGGCCGTGGTCCGGGAGCGGTTGACGAACTCCCTTTGCATGGACCCGGCGTAGCTCTGCTCCTTAGCCGTGAGCTTTAAGATCGCTTGGTACTTGCTCAGGTTGTTCACCAGCTTGGCGATCTTGGAGGCGTGCTCCAAGCCGAACAGGCCTTCCAGGACTTCCATGCGTTGGCCCTTGTCTATTTCGGCCAACCTGTTCAGAAGACCGGTCAGGGCTCCCTGGGCATCCCGCTGGATGGCCGCCTTCAGGGCCTTGGCGTTGAATTTTATTTTTTGCAGGGCCTCCTGGAAGCGGCGTCCCTGCGTACCGGCGGCCATGAGCCGGTTCAGCATGGCGTTGATGGCTGTGCCTGCGGTCTCCGAGGTTTCGCCCTGGGCCAGCATGGCGTCGGCCAGAGCGGCTGCCTGGGTGGCGCTGAGGCCGAACATCTTGGCCGAGCCGCCGATGCGGGTCAGAGCATCCACCAAAGTCCGAGCCTTGGCCGCCGAATTGTCCGAGAGGTGATTGATGGCATCCCCCAGCCGGCCGATCTGGGCGATGGGGATGCCGTAGACGTTGGAGAGCTTGGCCATAGTCTCGCCCGCTTGGTCCGGCAGCATGTCGAAGGCCACGGCCATCTTGGCCGCGGTCTCCACGAAGGCCGGGATGTCCCGGGCGGCCACCCCGAGCTGCCCGGCGTTGGCCGCGATGGCGGCCAAGCCCTCGGCGCTGATGGGGATGGTTTCGCTCATGGCTTGGAGCTTCTTCTTGAGCTGCTCCAGGCCGTCGGGCGTCTTGAAATCGACCACCTTGCGGACGTCGGCCATGGCCGACTCCAACTCCATGGCCTTCTTGATGGGAACGGCCAGCATGAGGGCCGGAGCCAAGGCCCCGGAGATGTCGCTGAAAGCTCCCTGGCGCATCTCGCGCCCAGCGGCCATCTGCGCATGCGCCTTCAGGCGGGCGTCTATGAGCTTCTTCTGCTTGGCCAGAATGCGTTGCTGGGCGGCCAAGTGCTTTACGTCCACCCCCGCTCCCTGAAGCTCCTTGCGTACCTTCTTCAGAGCGCGGGCATGGCGCAACCAAGCCTTACGGCCCTCCTCGGTGCTCATGGCCCCGCTCTGGAGTGCCTGTTTGACGTTGCGTAGCTCGCGCTTCAGTCGCCGATAGGCGTCGATCTTGCCGATAACCCGATTGACCGCCACGGCGCGCTGTTTTAACATGTCCATGGAGCCGGAAAACCGCTTGACCGCGGATGCCACGCCTTGGCCCAGCTTGGCGGCAAGAACTAGGGAGACGGTCTTTTCCATGGATGGCTTCGGCTGCAAGTGTTATGTGTGGATGTACCGCGCCTTCATAGTCGGCGCGTGCCTCTGGTTTCTTTTCGATCCCCCTGCGGGCACGGGCTTTCTCGGCATTGTGCTGGGGCTCCCCATCGTAGGGTTCTGCGCCTACCTGGCAGCATCGGCTTTGTTCCTGGCGCTTGTGGTGCCGCTCACCCTTGCCGAGGTCGTTTGGGATTCGATCAAGGGTCGCTGCTGATCTTCTCCGCGGCCCGGGCCCAGTCTTCCAGCCAGAGCACCGGCTGCTCCAGCCATCCCCAGGCCGGCCCGAATCCCGCTCGGGCCATCGTCAGGCAGGCCTCAAAAAGTTGTTCCCGCCCGCGATAGCCGACCCGAACAAAAAACTCTGCACCGCCATGACGATGTTCAGGCAGTCCCGGATGGGCAGGGCCTTGAGGTCGCCCGAGGGCCGCCCCAGGGCCCGGGCCGCCAAGCAGAGCTGGTATTCCGCCTGCAAGCTGGGCACCCCCACGAACCCGGGATGCCGCTCCAAGAACTCGCCCTCGGCCTGGACCAGGTCGCTTCCGGTCAGGCCCTCCAGGTTCAGCTCCAGCTTCTCGCTGTTCCCGTTCCACTCCACGGGCTTGCTCAGGATGATCTCCATGGGCTACCCTCCCTGCTCGGCGTCGCGGAGGGCCTGGAAGGTTACCTTCCACTCCCCTCCCGACAGCTCCGCGTGGTCCACGTAGTAGGCGTCGCCCATGGTGTAGGTTTTGCCGCCGGAGGTCACCATGGTGATGGTGGCCCCTTGCACCTCCTTGTAGGCCTGGATGGACAGGCCGTCGGAGTGGGCCAGGGTCACCTCTAGCTGGGCCGGCTCGGGCTCGCCGTCCACGATGCCCAGGATCTCCCCCGGCGCCAGGCCGGGTACGGCCTCGCGCTTGAACTTGCTGGGGGTGTAGCTGGCTTCCTTGACCGGCAGGCGCTGGCCGTCCAGGAAGACGCTGACGATCTTGGTCAGTTGGGTTGCCGCCATGGCGGTCTCCTTTCTAGGTATGCTCCACCCGGATGAAGGTGCGGCGGAGCTGGCCGATGAGCTGCACGGGCAGGAGCAGGTTCACCTGGCCGGTGCTGGGATCGTCGTTCTCGATCTCCGCCACGATGCTTTCCTGGTAGGCGTCGGGGTGCTCCACCACGCCCTTCTGGTGGTAGAGGCGGGTGAGGTGCTCGATCACCTCGGCCCGTACCAGGCTGGGGGTGGCGATCCTCATCCCCGCCGGCGGCACCGGGCCGCCGTCCCGGGCCAGCTTGTGCCGCGCGAACTTGCTGCTCAGGTAGGCCACCGTGCTCTGGGCCAGATAGGCCAGGGTGGCCGGAGTGTTCACGTACAGGTAGGCCGTGTCCGGGGCCCCGTAGACGTTCTCCTGGTAGGTGGTGATCAGGGCCTCGATGCGGCAGCGCCCGTCGCTGGACACGTAGTAGGTGCTGATGCCGTCGTGCAGGAGCAGGTCCCGCTCGGTGGTGTCCATCAGCTCGGTGTAGGTCGGGGGAAGCATCCCCTTCAGCTCCAGGGTCTGGAGGGGCCGCGCCGGGTCCTGGTTCAGGTAGTACGCCGCCACCGCGGCCACGGCCGCCGCCCACTCCTCGGGGCAGGTGGGGCTCTTGCCCGCGCCCATGATGGTGAGGTGCTGGCTGTTGTGGCTGTTGCCCAGGGCCTGGAGCTCGCCCACCGTGCCCGCCGCCGCGGTGAAGGCGTGGCCGTACACCTGCTTCTGCCAGCTCCACCGCGTCTCCAGGTCCTCCCGCATGGCGGTCAGGTTGGCGGTGTCGGTGTAGGGCAGGCAGAAGTAGTCGAAGGCCAACCCGCTGATCGCGGCCAGAGCGTCACTGATGTCGGGATCGCCGCTGCCCCCGGACATGGCCGTGATGTCGCAGGTCAGGCCCTTGGGCAGAGACTCGTACAGGTAGTAGCTGTGGCGCAGGTCGATCTGGTTGCCCACCGCGCCCTTGTTCTTGGCGGTGACGGTCACCACCGCGTCCGCGGCCGAGGCGGTCACGGGCATGGAAGTGTCGGCGTTGATGGCCGAGGCCACCGCCGACGCCACCGTGCTGGGCGTGTCTCCTACGCTCACCAGCACCCGCACCCGGTGGCCGCCGATGTAGAGGGCCAGAGTGCCGGCCTGGGTGGGGTCCCCGCCGAAGGTGAAGCTGCCGCTGGCCGCCACCGCGGCCCCGTCGTCGTCCAGAGGCAGACACCAGGTCTCGGTGTAGGTGTTGTTGCGGTAGGCGGCCCGGTACATGCGGGCCAGCATGGAGCCGGCGCCGAAGAACTCGTCGGCCTGGTCGGGATGGGTGACCAGCACCGGCGAGCCCGCCTCGGCCGAGCCCGAGGGCAGGCGCTGGCCGATGATGAGCAGCTTCTGGTCGATGTCCAGGGGCCCACGGGCGCCGGGGGCGAACTCCACGAACACCCCCGGAATCCGTAGGGTCATGGGAAGGGTGTCGAAAGCGATCATGGTCTAGTCCTCCTTCTGGCGGGGGCGCGCAGCACGACCGCGCACCACGTCGCCGTCCTGCAAGCGGCGCTGGAAGAAGGACCGGCGCCGCGGATCGCGCAGGTTCACCAGGGCCCCCGCCTCGGGCAGGGGCTGGCCGGTAATCGGGTCGCGCACCAGGCGGCCCGGTGCCGGCTTCAGGAACTCCACCTCTTTCATCTCCTCATGCCTCCAACTCCGCCCGGAACTCCTCCGCCGGTTGGTCGCCGGCGGGGGCGGGCATCATGGTGCCGTGGATTCGTTTGAAGTCCGCCAGTTCGTACTCGGCCTCCGGCTTGCGCCAGAGGAAGGTGATGGCAAAGGTGCTGATGGCCACGCCGTCAACCAGGGCCCCGCTGGCGTCCTGGGCCAGCGTCCACCCCTCCCACCGCACTTCGCGTATCTCCGGGTCGTCCAGCGACAGCTCGCTGACCAGCCGCTCTACGGTCCAGGAGATGTCGTCCACCAGGTCGGCGGTGTCCGCCTCCCCGCCCGCGGCATGGACCTCTACCGCCAGGCGCAGGGTCTGCTCCACCAGCGTGCCCGCCAGGTCCTGGTCCTCGCCCGGGTCTGCGTTCAGGGTGTAGATGCACAGGGCGGGCAGGGCCTCCCGCGGCAGGTCCAGCACCCGGCTGGGATAGACCCGATCCTGGCAGGGGGTGGGATAGACGCCCTCCTTGGGCGTGGACAACAGCTCCCATACCGCCTGCCGGATCAGCTTGCGGGGACTGTCGCTCATTGCATCAGCTCCAAGAGAGAGACACCGTGGCCGTCGGGCAGGTGCTTCTTTACGCGGTAGTCGCCGCCGACTATTCCCAGGCGGGGGCAGGGCATCACGCGCAGGGGATCACCCTGGCGGATGCCCTCCACGTCGCTGCTCCTGGCCCGCAGGGTGGGAGAGAGGGCGATGTGGCCCACCTCGCCTCCCACCTCCGCCAACTCGCTCGGCTGGTCGAAGATGCCGTAGATGCTGCGCTCCTCGGGCTGGCCCGGCCAGAGGACCACCTCGCAGGCCCATTCCTCGGGGTCGAAGAACGTGTTCAGATCGGCCAGAGGGTCGAACATCACTTCAGCGCCTTCCAGATCAGGTGTTCGGCTTCGTGGAGGAACCGCTCCCGAAGCCGCTTGGCGATCTCATCCTCTATGTCGGGCAGCACCTTCTCGGCCATGGAAGGCAGGGAGGGACCGTAGAGCATGTGCACCGGATAGCGCCCTACCTGTCTGCCTCCGCGCATGGCCCGCCAGCCGATGAAGAGCCGGCCGGTCTGGCGGCCCCGCTCCTTGAAGGTGCCGGCGATCTGGCGGTAGCCGCCTTTGCGGAAGATGCGTACCGCCACGCCGTGCTTGGGCCGGCGGCGCAGGGCATGGCTGAGGGTGCGGGGCTTGTGCTGGAACTCCACCAGCGGCACCCCCTTACCCCTCGCTATCACCGCGCCCTTTATCTCGACCTGGTGGAGCCGGGGCTCCTTGGTGGTCAGAGCCAGACGGGCCGTCTTCAGGCTGACGGTATAGGTCTGGGTGATGGCGCGGGCCTCGCGGTGGCGGGCCATCTTGAGCACATTCTTGATGGCCCGGAACGCCGCCTTCCGCACGCCGCCGGGAATGCCGTGCAGCAGGTTCTCTACCTCCCGCCACTGGTGGGGGTCTATTTGCAGGCTGAACTCCATCACGCGTTGAGCTTGACCAGCACGGCGGTGTCGTTGGCCGCGGCGTCGGCCCAGGCCACGCCCACGTACTGGTTGTCGGTGGAGGTCACGGTCAGCGCGCCGCTGCCCGCCTCACCACCCACCGGGTTGCCGTCGGCGTCCCAGTAGAGCCGCCGCCCCTGGGCGATGGCCGCGGCGGTCTTGCCGGTGATGAGGTGCACGCCCTCGGTGGCCACACGCCCCTGGCTCCCGGAGGGAATGTCCTCCAGAGCCACGGCGGGCAGGTCCTCCACGAAGATGAGCTGCCCCTTGGCGATGTCCGCGCCGGCGGTGATGGTGAGCACGTCGTCGCCCGCGCCCTCGGCCTCGGGCACGGAGGCCAGCTTCACGTTCACCTCGGCGGCCGCGTCGGTGGCCGAGGCCCAGGCCCAGCCGATGAACCGGCCCGTGGGCCCGCCGGTGCAGCGCTTGTTGTCCTGATCCCAGAACACCGCCTGCCCCGCGGCGAAGGGCTCGGAGGCCTTGGGCAGAGCCCACACCCCCGCGGTGGCGGCCACGCCGATCTCGTCCTGGGCCACGTCGGCCACCACCACCGCGACCACGTCCCCCACCAGCACCACCTCACCGGAGCTGTAGTCGCGGTCGGCGGTGAAGTTGATCCGCTCTCCCGGCTGGATGTAGTTCACAGCCATCTCATCTGCTCCTTTCTAGGCCAGCACGCCCTTGACGCCGGCACGCCAGTCCATGGCCGCGGCGCCGCAGTCAATGCGGACCTTGTACTCCCGGCCGTCGCGGGTCCAGCCCTCCCGGGTCTCCAGGTAGGGCCGCTGAACCCCGTTGAGGAAGAACACCTTCACCAGCCGCCCCTTGGGCCCCACGATGTAGAAGGCCTTGGTGTCGTCGTCGTCCAGGCGGGGCTCGTAGATGCGCTGCTCCTTGCCGAAGGTGCCGGCGAGGGGGTTGCGCACGTTGGGCTCGCCCTGGGTGCCGATGAACTCGCTGCCGAAGAACTTCTCGGCGATGAGCCACAAGGCCCGCGGGGCCAGCAGGAAGGTGGGGGGGATGTTGATGCGGCGCTTGCCCTTGAGGTCCTTCTGGCTAGTCAGGGCCTTGATCATCTCGCCCAGGCCGTCCAGATCGAAGTTGATGCCGGTCTTCAGGTTGTTGTGATCGGCATGGAACAGCGGCTTGCCGTCGCCCATGGCCGCGTTGGCGGTCAAGGCCGCCCAGGCCACGTCGCCCACCGTGCGCTTGGCCGCCTCCCCCAGCGCCATGGGGATGGAGGTGAGCACGTTCAGATCGTCGTTGATCAGCGCCTCGCGGCTGATCACGAACATCCGCCCGTAGGTGTGGATGCGGAACTCCTCCTGGGCGTCGGTGAAGTTGCCGTACCGGTACTCGTCGTCCTGGCGGATCTGGAGGAGGTCGTCCGCCTCGCTCAGACGCACCACCCGGTTGGGCTTGAAGTCGGCCACCGAGCCCGTGCCGCACCAGAGGGGCCAGGTCTCCTGCACCGAGTCCCACCCGAGCATCACGCTCTTGTTGGCTATGTCGCCCAGGATGGAGGGCAGGTCGCTGTCGGTCAGGGCCCGGCCGATGCGCTCGCGGGGGTCGCTGGGCACCCGCTGGCCCGCTCGGCGCAGGCACTCGCCGGCCAGCTCACGCAGGGTGAGGCCGCGCAGCTCGTCGGCCCCCTCCGCCGGCCCCTCCACCGGCAGCCCCGCACGCAGCAGCACGCTGTGGGACGCGGCATGTCGGAACTTGTCGCGCTCGTCGCGCCCCAGCCGCACCTCCGGGGGCCGGTAGCCCGTGCCGTCGGCGGTGCGATTGCGCCGGCGCAGCTCCTCCAGGGCCCGGGCCTGGCACACCTCCAGAGGCTGGCCGGAGCGGATCAGCTCCTCGGCCAGCTCCTCGCCCAGGTGCAGCTCGCGGCACATGGCCCGAATCTCCAGGATGCGCTCGCGTTCCTGCCGCGCCACCTCCTCGGGGTCCGGGACGGGCGGCTCCGGCGGCTCGTCGCCGGCGGCCGGCTCTGCGCTCCGGCCCGGGTCGGGCGGGTCGGACTCCTGGTCCCGGCGCAGCTCCAGGCGCTCCAGGAAATGCCAAGCCTCCTCCTCGCTGGCCTCGGGGGCGAGGCCGCGCTCCTCCAAGAACTTCCTGAGTCTGGGATCCATGGTCTCCTCCTTGGTGGGACGGCCTGCCCGGCCGTTCCGAACTTTGGCCTGTTGATCCGCCCCGATGGGGCAGAGGCTCACCTCGCGCAACTGCCAGCCGGTCACCACCCGCATCGGCCCCTCGAACCGCCGCCCGTTGACCTCGGCGGTGGTACCCTCCTCCACCCACACGCTGGCCGTGACGCGGTAGCCCACCGACAGGTCGGTGAGGTGTCCCTCCTTCACCTTCTGGAAGGCGGTGGCCGCCTCCGGGGCCTCGGAGAAGTAGGCCCGGGCCACCAGCCGGTCGCCCTGCACCGTGATGTCCCGCACCGAGCCCAACACGTTGCTGGTGGACTCGCGGTTGTGGGTGTCCAGGAGCGGCACCTGCGCCACGGGCTGCTCCAGGCCGGACATGAGCAGCACCTCGCGTACCGCCTCCCAGCGCGACCAGTCCCACACCTCCACCGGGGCCTCGGTGGCGATCACCACCTCCACGCTGCGTCCCTTCTCGTCCAGGCTCTGCGGCTGCCGGCCCGACAGGGGCACGGCGCGGCTGCACAGGATCGTCATTCTTTCGCTCCCAATGCTGCGGGGTTCTGCTTGAGCGGGGTGCGGCTCCAGTCCAGCGGCACCCCCAGCTCCTCGGCCATCTTGAGGAACTCGCGGGTGGCCAGGAGGGTCTCGCGCGGATCGCGGCCCTCGCTCATCAGGTACTCCTGCGGCGAGAGCAGGCCGCCGCGCATCTTGTCCAACAGCGCCTTGGTGTCGCGCAGGATGTCGGCGCTCTCCAGGCCCGGCGGCAACCACTGCACCGCCCGCTGGTATTCCCGGCGGCGGCGCCAGTAGTCGGGCAGGCGCACCACCCCCGCCGCCACCGCGGCGTCCAGCCAGCCCTCGAAGATGGGCTGGTAGAAGTTGCGGATCAGCCGCCGCTGGGCCGGCCGCGCGTTCATGGCCAGGTCCAGGCGGATGCCCTTCAGGTTGCTGTAGTTGATCCCGCGGTAGTCCCCCGAGATGATCTCGGGGGTCAGACCCACGCACCCGGCGATGAGCCGGATCACGAAGGCCACGAAGCTCTCGAACTGCTGGTTGGGCCGGTTGTGCGAGAACAGCTCGAAGTCCTCGCTGTCGTAGAGCACCTCGATGATGTTGTTGCCGATCTCCTGGGTCCGCACCCGGGGCTCGGTCCGGTCCGGTACGCGGTCCTGGTGGAACCGCGCAGGGTTGGGGGTCTTGGCCTTGGCCAGCCAGCGGCTGGCCATCTGGGCGGCCTCCACCTCGGACCCGATGTATTCGTCCAGATCCTTGGCGATCTGCACCGCCGGCGCCAAGGGGCTGATGCCGCGGAGCTGGCCCGGCCGCAGGACCTCGAAGCCGTGGATCACGTCCGCTCGATCCACCCGCAACGGCTTCCCCAGGTTCTGCGGGTCCTCCAGCCAGTAGGCCACCACCCAGCCCGTCTTCTCGTTGACCTCCACCCCCGCAACCACGCGGTTGCCCCGCCGTGGTTTGACGGAGTAATCGGTGAGCCACTCCGGCTCGTGCATCTGGACCGCGAACGGCACCAGACGATCACCGCCGCGGTCCAGGATCTTGACACCCAGGAACTCCCCGGCCTCGATCTCCTGGCGCCGGGCCAGGCGGGCCATCTCGTGCAGGTTCAGCAGGCCGGCGGCGTCCATCTCCTCGCAGGAGTGGGCCCACGCCTCCTCGATCTGCTGGTTGAGGTCCTCGGCCGAGGTCCCGTCCGGCCGCTTGATGCGGGCCTGGAGCTGGAACCCCCGGCCCACGCAGATGGTGGTGGCCGCCTCCACCGCCCGGGCGAAGATAGGGAAGTCCCGTACCAGTTGCCGCACCCGGGCCCGGACCAGGGGCGACGCCTGGCTGATCAGCTCGTTGACGTTCTGGTCCACCGGCACCCAGCCCTTGGTGTAGGGGTCCACCTGCGCCGCGGCGTAGCGCAGGTGGGCCGCGCGCAAGCGGGCCTGGGCGCGACGCACCTCGCGCGCAGGGCTGAACAGGCCCACCAGGCGGTCCAGGCCGCGGCCTATGTGGTCCAGCAGGGCCATCAGTGCCGCCCGCTCCGCAGGGGCACGGCACAGATCCGGCCCCCTCCGCCCAAGCCGGCCTCCTGGTCGGCCTGCGCCTTCACGAACTCGAGCTGCTTCAGGAACTCGTCGAAGCTGCGATAGGTGATCTGCCGATCACCAATCTGGTAGGACCGCACCCGCCGCCACTGGCCGCTGGCCAGGTCGTCCAGCATGGTGCGATAGAGATCGGCCCAGGTGGTGAACATGGCAGCCTCCCGTTGTCTGAGAGGCTAACCCCGGTTTTGGGCCGATTCGGTCTTTGAGCATATTTGAGCATCTTTGAGCGTTTTTGAGCGTTTTTGAGCATCTTTGAGCTTGACAGGGTTTCAGCCCTGTAGCCAATGCTCGGTCCTACCGGTGGCCAGGTCCTGGTAGAACCGCTCCAGCAGCTCCCGGTTGGCGATCCAGGTGCCGTTCTCCAACTTGCGGATGGGCATGCCCGGATACTGCCGCTTGTGCTTGCGCAGAGTGTTGGGGCTGAAGCCGGTGAACCGGGAAATCTCGTCCATGCCGTTGAGGAAGCGCCTCTCTACCATCTCGCTCTCCTCCGAGGGGGCTCCGGGCCGGAGGTCTCGGCCGGCATCGGCTCCCGCTGCCGATACTGCACCCCCTGAAAGTCGGCGGCCGCGAAGTTGTACACCTCGCAGTCCCACAGGTGGTTGGCCTTGTGGGGCGGACACTTCCACCGCCCCTTCTCGTCGCAATACTCCGCGCACATGTGCGCGGCGTACTCCGGCGTGGTGTCCCGATGTAGCAGGAATGCCCCCGGATCGGCCGGGCCGACCTGTAACTTGCGGGCCAGGGCGTCCTTGTAGGTCCGCACGTGGATGTTGTAGAGGTACAGGCCCGGGTAGCCTTCGATGCGGGTCGGCTTGATGGGGTCCTTCTGGTTGTCCCGGCCCTTGCAGGGCCGGAAGGGGGGATGGTCGGCACACCACTGGTAGATCTCGCGCGAGCGCGCTCCGTCGCCCGAGTCCACCAGGCCGAAGCCGATGGGATACTGCTGGCCGTGGCGGTCCACGTAGGCGTCGCGGAACATCACCTTCTCCACCGCCTCCCAGCTCTCCACGAACCCCGACCGCACCTGCCAGGAGTTCATCTCCGGGCCGTATTGCCAAGCCCGGATCACATACCAGAAGCCGTCGCGCTGAACGTCGATGGAGGCGATGAGCAGGTCGGCCTCCGCCGGCACCACGCCCTCGGGACGGTCGTCGCGCAACCGCAGGATCTGCTCCTCCAACCGCGCCTGGCCCCAGTCCTTGAAGGGCAGTGCCTCGAAGTTGTTGACGAAGCCCGCCATGCGCGCCTTGTCGCCCTTGGCTTGCAGGAAGGCTGCGGCGCAGTCTGAGAGCGAGACCAGCGAGGAATACCAAGCGGCCAGGTGGAAGGCCACCACCCGCGGCTCGGGCGGCTCGGGGATGGGGAACCAGTCCCAAGCGTCCCGATCCCAATGGTAAGGGCCCCAGCGGCCGGCTCGCACCGCCAGGTCGCGCTCGTAGTCCGTCCAGCGCGCTCCGCAGGACTCGCAGCGATAGACGGCCAGCTTCTCGGCTGCGATCACCTCCGGGTCCCGCACGTCCTTCGGCCACCTGATCCCCTTGAAGCGCATGAGCTGGTAGGTCTGGCAGCGCGGACAGCGGGCCTCGTAGCAATAGACCACCTGCGCCCGCTCCAGCGCTGGCCAGATGTACTTGTTCTCGTGGGTGGGGCTGGAGGCAAGGAACTCCTTGAAGGTGTCGGGATACCAGCGCCGGCGGGCCTCGGCCAGGCTGAAGGGGTCGGCCTCCCTGCCCGAGAATTCGGGATACTTGTCCACCTCGTCGTAGAAGATCTTCTCGATGCTGCGCGTGGCCAGCTTGGCCGCGCTGGTGGCCCAGGCCGCGTAGATGGTGGCGTTGTTGATGAAGCGAATCCGCATGGTGCTGATGTCGCGGGCCTGGGGGGATTTCAGCCGCCGCAGATGGTCCGAGGCTTCGATCATGGGCAGGATGCTCTCGCTCATCACCGCCTTGGCCATGTCTTTCTCGCTTAGGATCAGCAGCATGGGGCCCGCCGGATCGCGGTCGGCCGCGTACAACATGCACAGGTGCTGGGCCGCGCTCTTGGCGGTCTGGGGCGCGGCGCAGAAGACCACCCGGCGCACGTGGGGCAACGCCCAGGTGTCCATCACCCGGGCCAGGTAGGGCACCACGTCGTTGCGCCACGGCCCGGGCCGCGGCCCGCGCGTCACCTCGATGTAGCGCTCGGCCCACTGCGAAGGCGTCAGCGGCTCCGGCCGGGCGAACACCGACAGCTCCCCCGGCGTGAACTCGAACTCCACTTCCCGAAACAGCTCTGGGCTCATGCCAGCGGTACCTCCACCTTGTGCCGCGACTTGCGGGTGTAGCGGTCGAGGAAGTCCTCGAACTGACGGTTGAGCCACTGGATCAACAGGGGGGTCTTCTTGGGGTCCCCCCCCACCAACTGCACGATCTCGGCCGCCTTGGCCCGGGCCAGGTTCAGCAGGTCGCTGCGCAGCACGTGGGCCCGGGCCACCATCTCCAGCTCCAGGCGCTCGCGGGGGATGAGCCGTCCGGCGGCCTCGGCCGCCTCCAGCTCCATCTTGCGCGCCCGGGCCTCGATCATGCGGAGCTTGGCCTGGCGCTCCGCCAGGCTGAGTCGCTCCTGGCTCACGTCGCTGGGCCGGCTGCCGTCGCGGGTGGGGATGTCCCGCTCCGCCAGGTAGCGCTCCACGTCGGCCAGATGAAACAGGCCGTCGTCTCGCCTCTTGAGGTAGCCGGCCTTTACATGCTCGTAGAGGGTGGACTGGGCGATGCGGTATCCAAGGGCCCGCAGGTGGCGGGCCACCTCCCGCACGTTGGCAAAGGTGGGCGGTGCCTGGTCGCTGGCGCGCTTGAGCCGGGCCAGCGCCTCCGAGGCCCGGGCCAGGGCCTCCAGGTTGGCCGGCGTGGGGGCCGCCTGCACTGCCTGCCGAGCCTGCTGGAGGGCCGCCTCGGCCGCCTCGATCTCGGTCGCGCTCATGCAGCCGCCTCCGTGCACTCACGCAAAGCCCGGAATCGAGCCCGCCACACCCGCACCGTCTCCAGGGAGACACCCACCTGGGCCGCGGTGGCCTTTGGACTCAGCCCCAAGCCCAGGCAAGCTGCAAGCAGGAAAATCTTGCGTAGATCCAGCTTGCAGCCATGAAGCATGGTGCCGGTGAGGGCGGTGAACCATCGGCCGCAGTGGGGGCAGTCCAGCCGCCGCAGGGCCCAGAACGCTGCATGTTGGGTGGGCCGCGGAGGCTGGCCGCAATGCGGGCACCGCGGCCCTTCTGGATGGAGCCGCCTCAGCACCCACCGCCGGCAGGCCTCGGGGTCCAATAAGTCGGCGGTCAAGGCCACCGCGGCCTCGTGAGGCAGAAAAACGCGGGGCCTGCGGGGCCTGCATCCTGCCGGTGATCCGTAAGTGTGCTTGGCGCTTTTCATTTTTCCGGTCCAATTCCGCGGCAAAAAACGCCCATCCATTGGAAGTCGCCGACCAGATCG